ATTTATGTTGCAGGTAGAGTATTTTGACTTGAACAACCAATCCAAACCGTGTATAATAGAATATTAAGTACAATACCGTTTACAATGTATATGTATAAAGAGCATAACGAATCGCATCAGCCATGTGAGAATAGTCATCATGCTTGGGACGCTCACGTTGTAAGCCTTCTTTGGTATCCCAACGATACTGGTCAAACACCGCTAAACAATGTGTGCAGTGTGGTGCTACCTTTAAACGACCCTGAGCTACCAGTGTTTGTACATATGCAATTCCAGGTAACACGTCTTTTTTAGCCTTGGTTGAAGCCAGGTCGTAGATGTATGCCAGGTCCGATGCAAACTGTGCAGCAGCCGAGTCAATAAAAATGGTTTCCACACCCCAACGCCCACACAGCTCCGCAAACGCACTGGCATGATCAGCTGTGGTAGCTTCGTTTTTCAAGTACTCGTCAACAATCCAAAACACATCCCCAACCATATCGTACACAATAACCACAAACGCAGTATAATCACGATAGCCAGGGTCGCAGCCAGCTATAGCTTCACCACGCAGGTCAACCGGCGGTTCGCAAACATCGGTAGCCGCTAGGCTATAAATCTGACCCTCAAACACAGTAAACGATGCCAAGTACTCTTGTTCAAATTCTGCACGCGACATTGACCGGCGTGCTTCAGCCACATCGGATTCTTGCATGCGCGTGTTCTCCGAATAGTCCGCTTGCAGGCTCACCCACTCTGGAAATTCACTGCTGAAACCACGATTCCAAAACTGGCTGAACCAGTTGTTGCGACCACGTGGTGTTGAAATAAAAATTGCCTTAGCACCAGGCTTGTCTAGTGTGGGTCTGAGTGCGACGTTGAATGCGGCTTCACCATCCGATCCAAGCGCTGCTTCGTCAAATATAATAAGATCGTAACTGCGACCCACACAACTATCCACAGTACTCAACGAACCCATACGAATAGTCGACCCATTGTCCAACTCAATTATTTTGTCTTTTAAGTTATCTCTGGCAACTTCTAGGTCAAAGTGCTTGATTAGTCGGCGCTGTAGTTCAAACGATATTCCCGACAAGTTATAGTTGGGCGACATGATCAACACATTCGACCCAGGTACCAGGCTCACCAATTGACCTACCACGTTGGCTATGTAGGTTTTGCCAAGTCTGCGCGCTAGCGCAGCGCACACAAAACGGTACTTGGGGTCGTTGATGGCATTGATTAGTGCGGTTTGGGGTCTGTTGATGGTTTCATAAATGCCTAATAACTTCAAGTAGTTGACGATGGGTAACTTAATAAAACGAGTTTGTGCTGGAAACTCTTGAATAAGTTCGCACTCAACATCTGGTCGGCTAATGGTTAGCATTAGACTCCTTCACCACTAATAAGACGTGACACCAGCTGCGAATACTTTGATCCGTCTAGTCCTTCATTGATTTGAACGTTTACTTGTTTGCTGGGGCCGCCTGGACCCTGACGCAGTTTTTCCAACTGAATTTCACGGTCTAACAAGTCCATCGACATTTTATGCGATATTTGTAGCAGCTCAGCAATATCCTTGGTGCTGCCAGTTTGGGATTCATGCAGCTCTTGAAACTTTTGTTTGAGCAGTGCGTCCATGGCAGCACGCATTTGAAACTTGTTGTTGTAGCCAGTGTCCATGAACACATGGTCGATATACGATTTAACCTCGCGTCGGGCTAAGATCTCGGTGACCAGTGTGGGAGCCAAGTCCAGCTCATCAGCCACACGTCGGGCGTCACATAGTTGCAGGTAGCAGTTGGCCACTTCCAACATTTCTGGGGCAATTTGCAGTGTTTCAGCAGGTAGGTTTTGTTGCATAGGGTATCCTTTGGGGCAATTATACCATGGGGGCGGGTGATCTCACAAGTGGATTTTTTTAGTGGGGTTTGGGTCAGTTGGGATGATTTGGGACGATGGGGACGATGGGGGCGGTTTAGGGTCGGCTGAGGCATGGTACGGCACCCAGATGGTTTTCGAATTTTTACCCAATAGGCCGCGTGTGGGTGGGTACATAGGCATAGGTGTAAACTTTAGTCTACTAACCGCCCCTAGTACCTTTGTTTGTAAACCTACTATATTATGAGTACTTTTGTTTCCTAACAGATTTGTGAACCAACTAGCTAACATGTAACAGTTTGTAACAATCTAAAAAACTGTTGACCACTTGCAAAAGCATGATATAATAAACCCATGACAACGAAACAACAAGCCATTGATGCTATCATGGCACATGACCCCAAAGCCTACAGCATTGTTCAACATGACGAAAAAAACTTTTCTGCTGTTGTTGGGCGTGCTATTGCATATTATGTTATAATTGATGGTGTAATCACTGGAGATGTTTGGTATGAATAAACGTGAATTTTTTGATGCGCTTGGCTTTGCGGCTTGCATTGCCCTGCCCTTTGTGATATACTTTGCTTTTGTAATGAAACCCTGAAAGGAAAATTGAAATGACTGCTAAAACTGTGAACTATACCCCTGAGCAAACCCTGCAAATGGTTGCCGACTATCAAGCCGGTAAAACTGTGGAAACCATTGCTGAAGCATTGGGCAAAACTGTCCGGTCGGTTGTTGCAAAACTCAGCCGTGAAAAAGTTTATGTGGCTAAGACTTATGTTTCAAAAACTGGTGAGGCTGTTGTGAAAAAAGATGTTGTTGCCGATTACATTGGTGATGCCTTGGGCTTGGGTGAAGCTGATGTTGAATCGCTGACAAAAGCCAACAAAACAGCATTGAAAGCCATTGCGGATTTCATCAAGGCTGAAAAGACCTGATAGATTGTAGGGGATTGCATCCCCTGCTTTTGTGTGATATAATTGTTTTTTAACTGGAGAATACTATGAAATTGACAGCCGCTGAAAAAACTATCCGCAAATTGTTCAAACAAGACCTGGCCCAGGCTAAGGGACAAGTTTTCACTGATGAGGACTTTAGCATTACTGTGGTGGTTGTGCCTGCGTGTGGGCGTTTAGACTCGGCCTTTGTGCATGTTGCCGTGGCACAATGTAGCTCAGGCGACGCATTCAAGCGCAAGCGCGGCGAACTGGTTGCGCTTGAGCGTTGGGCTGATGGTTGCGTGTTGAGCGTTCGCCGTAACGGGCGCACATTGGCCGATGTGTCCACGGATATGATGGAATTTTTGACAATGTAATCTTTTGTTTGCAAACCAAATGTAATACTTTGGTTTGCAGCCGCGCCCAGCCCATATATCAGCGTATCCATATATAAGCATATGCTTATATGTGGGCGCCAAATTATACCATACAATTTGGGCACGTGTCAAGGGTTTGGTGATTGATTTTTTAAATCGGGCTGATTAATAAATACAATGATAGAAGCCTTGCCAAGATCAAAACCCGTGATATAATAAACCCATGAACACAAACACTCAAACCCCAAAACCACTGGTTCAAGATCGCAAGACTGGCGAGTATTACAACCCAGAAGAAAAGATGCAAGAATTAATGCAAAAGAACTGGTTTGTTGAATTGCTCAAACGCATGAAAGACCGTTAACATGAACACAAATACTTATATTGTTTACAATTTGTCCGGCATATATTATGATATGCTTATGAATACATGCCCGAGTTGGGTTTGGACAGATCAAGAATTTGAAGATTATTTTGCAATGATGACTGGATGCTGAAAATGATTACTATCAAACCACAATATGAGTTAACTCGCAAAATGTGTGAATTGGTGGAATATTTTAATAAACTTGAAAAAGAATTAGAATATCCAAATTGCGAAGGTGAGGCGGATAAAAAACGAATACTTTTGTGTGCGGAACGTCAATTGATAATGGAAGGTAAATTGTAACGCTTTGGTTTGCAAACAAAAATGAGTACTTTTGTTTGCAAGTTGGCGCCAATATTATACCACATAATATTGGGGCGTGTCAAGCACTTTCCCCAAAAAACAACGAAAACAATTGTAACAGTCCAAGCCAATTGTTACACTTTATTTTGTCCCAATAACAAAAAAAGCCTAGACAACCCCTAAAACCATGATATACTTGACACATCAACAACGCACAAGGATGCAAAATGGCAAAGATTACTAAAGTTAGCATTTACGATATGGATGGTACTATTGTTTGCAGTTTGCACAGGTATAGAACTATTGTTGACGATAATGGCGAACGTATTGATTTGGATTATTGGAGACAAAATGAATATCGCGCAATGGATGATTCATTATTGCCATTAGCATCCCAATATCGCAAAGATTTGCAAGACGATAATACTTTTGTGATTATTGCCACTGCGCGAGTTTTGCATGATGCCGATAATGAGTTTATTAAAACTGTTTTAGGTGAACCCGATTATATTATCTCACGTTGTGATGGTGATACTACTTCAGGCGGTAAACTCAAAATCGCTGGTTTGGCTAAATTCTTTAATTTAAAGAATTTCAAAGATGCCGAATTTACATTTTATGAAGATAATACCACTTATTTAAAAGCGGTTTGTGATCGCTTTAATATTCGCGGGGTTTATGTTCCAAGCAAACAAGGTCACTAAAATATAATGGGCGAAAGCCCATTATTTCAATTGGAGAATTAAAATGTTTAAAGCATTTGCAAGATTAATCAAACACTTTGTTTATAATCGCCCGGATAAAATATTGATTACATTAATGTTGCCGGTTCTTATGATTATTACTTTTAATTATCGTGATAATCTGCGAGAATATAAGGCATTCATTTTTGACAGGTAACACTTTTGTTTGCAAACCAAAATGAATACTTTGGTTTGCAGTTTGCGCCAAAATTATACCACATAATTTTGGCCCCTGTCAAGGGGTTTTGCAAAAAAACAACATAAATAATTGTAACAGCGTGGCGCAACTGTTACACTTTATTTTGTGGGGTCTGCGAAAAAATCGGGTTTTATTGGGGTATAATTTCAGCATGGACAAAAAATCACTTTCAACCCTCATACAGCGTGAGACTGTAATGATTTGGGACTCACTTTGCGAAATTTATACTCCACTGGTTCACTACAATGAGCCAAAGATAGAACTTAACCCTTACTTGTGGCGTTGCGCTGGCAAATGTTTTCAAACTGAAAACCGCATACATTTGGGTTACAAATTTTTCAAAGCTAAACCAGAATACTTCAATACAATGATTGATGTAATACTTCCGCATGAAATTATTCATCAAGCCGATTACAATCTTTTTGGCGAATCCGAAAAAATTTGCGGGCATGGCGAAAATTGGCAAAAAATCATGCTAGAATATGGTTTACCTGCAAATCCTTTTCACAAAATGGCGATTACAAAAAATGCTTAATATTCTCAGTTGGTTTGGTACTTTGGTTTCAATTTTGGGTTCGTTTGCAGTTGCAAGCGCAATGTTTAAATTGGGGTACGTTTTGTTTACTTTTGGTTCACTGGCTTGGTTGATTGTGGCTTTTGTTCGCCGCGATCGTTCGCTTGGTGTACTAAATGGTACATTTTTCTTGGCAAACTTGTTGGGAATTTACAACAACTTTTTTTAAAGTTTTTGTAAATTTTCGCAAAATCGTGTTATAATCTAGGCTTACCAACTGAAAGCAATCATGGCAAAAAAGCAATACTTTTGTATCTTGGACACTGAAACCACAATGGCCGATACAGTCGCAGATTTTGCGATGATTATCGTTGACCGTGAGGGCAAAATTTATAATCAATGCGCTGTTTTAGTTAATGGGCATTATGGTAATTTTGAATTGTTTCACGATAAAGCCGCAAATGACATTTGGGGTTATGCGGGTTTAGAAAAACGTAAATCCAATTATGCTATTATGTTAGATAATGGCACTAGAATGGTGGCTTCAGTTAATGCCATTAATAAATGGATTAATCAAGCCATTGGCAAATATAACCCTACATTAACCGCGTATAATCTGGCTTTTGACAAATCAAAATGCCTTAATACTGGAATTGATTTGTCTGGTTTTTCATCCGAGTTTTGTTTGTGGTCTGCTTCAGTTGGTAATATTTGCAATAAAAAAGATTATCGTCAATTTGCCCTTGATAATCACGCATTTAATAAACCCACCGTTCATGGTAATATGACTTTCCAAACTAATGCGGAGATTGTATGCGGTTTTATTAATGGCGAGTTTGTAAAAGAGCCGCATACTGCCCTAGAAGATGCCCGTGATTTTGAATTGCCGATTTTGAAAGCCATACTCAAAAAGCGTAATTGGAAAGATAATATCAAGCCTTATAATTGGCGTGATTTTCAAACCAAAAACTGGTTTGTTGCAAAATAAATAAATATCGGGGCTAATAACCCCGATATTAATCAAATGAAAACATTTTGGATAATCGCACTAGTTTTGCACTTTTCAGAAGATAAACGGTTAGATTCTAGATATGATACTAACCCTTTTCAAATTCAAACTATCACGGAGATAATCAAATGATGGAATATATTGGCTGGATTGGTTCTATATTATTGGCATTTTGTGGATTACCACAAGCAATAGAATCTTATAAAACCAAAAACTCGGATGGATTAACTTGGAGTTTTTTGATTATGTGGGGCGTTGGTGAGATATTCACTATTATTTATATTATCCCTAAATGGCATTGGCCCCTGATATTTAATTATACTGCCAACATTATATTTATCGGGATTATCTTATATTATAAGATTAAACCAAAAAGATAATAAAAAGCCCCAGGACGGGGCTTTTTGCATTTGAAAACAAAAGTTTTACATTTTGAAAATGAATACTTTTGTTTTCAAAACGGCGCCAAAATTATAGCATATGATTTTGGCCCGTGTCAACATTTATTTATAACATATTTTTTGTAGGGGATTAAAAAACAACACAATTTTATGGTATAATAAATTGTGGGCGCGCCAAAAATTTTTGTGTACTTTTGTTTGCGGCGATTTCTGTGAACCAAAGTACTACAGGGCGTGCGCCAAAATTATACCACACCTATAAAAAGTTGTCAATAGGGGTTTATCCCTATGTTGTATTTTTGCACACCTGACTTTTTGGGCAAAAACCCGTTATAATAGAATCTTAGCAGGCAGTCAGGAAATCGGAAAAGACCTTACAAAAAATAAGTCTTGCAAGATACCAAAAACCTGTTATAATAGAATCTTCAACAGCAAAGGAAATCAAAATGGAAAAGACTACAAAAGCGGTCAACTATACCGCAGAGCAAACCACCAAAATGGTGGCCGATTATGCCGCAGGTGTAACCGTTGAAGCAATCGCTGAAAGCATGGGCAAAACTGTTCGTTCGGTTGTTGCTAAACTGTCACGTGAAAAAGTCTATGTTGCGAAAACTTATGTTTCCAAAACGGGTGAAGCAGTAGTCAAAAAGGACGCACACGCGGATGCAATTGGTGCAATTCTCAAATTGACCGAAGCTGAAACTGAATCTTTGGTGAAAGCAAATAAAACCGCTTTGGCTAAAATCTTTGAAGCATTGGCAAATTCTAAGCCAATCTGATATAATAGGGCGAAAGCCCTATTATAAGATACTTTGACTAGGCATGGGTTTTATTAATGCTTATTTGAACAGTTACGCTTGTTACCACCCGTGCACGGGTTTTGAAGGGTAACCCGACTAATTAAAATAAAATTTAATAAATTTGCAAAGTATCTTATAATAGGATTTTTAAAAGGAAATTAAAATGGCTCAAATTTTTGGCGCATTATTCGGAACATATTTTCTGGTTTATCCGGTTATTTATTTTGTTTATAATTGGTTTATTCAAGAAATCGGTTATGCACAATATCAAATTCCGGGTTTTTGGGTTGGCATGGCGGGTTACTTGCTTTTTAATATTGTTAAAAATTCGATTTTTCGGAGAAAATAAAATGCTTTTTAATTTGCCAAGTTTTGCGGATAAACCCGTGATTATGACATTTGAACAATTGGGAATTAATTCCCAAGATTATAATGGCATGAGTTTTGCTAAAATCAGGCCAGAATATATTAATATTGCGGCTGATTATTTGCTGGAAGTTACTGGTGATTATGATTATGAGTTATTCGCGCATTATGAATGGGAAATTGATTATGTCCAGCGATTAATTAAAATCCCCAGATCTGCATTTGTTCCTGATTAATTTTAAAAACCTCGAGATAATCGGGGTTTTATTTTGTCTGAAAATGAGTACTTTTGTTTGCCATGCCGAAATGAATACTTTTGTTTGCAGTTTGGCGCCAAAATTATACCATAATTTTGCGGCCCGTGTCAACGACTGTTACAAACTGTTACAATTGGGTGTTGTTTTTGTGCCACCTGGCACGATTCTTGCGCCGAAACCGCCCGGTCATAATTATACTGTACCGGATGTTTTGTGACTGCGCGGTATAGATGCCGACTGAACAGTCTGGTCACCGACTAGTCGGTATAGATTGCGACTAGTCGGTCCAGTTTGTGACTGCGGGGTCACAATTTAACCAGCATGGTAATCATGCTGCGCCAGTGGTAATCCTTGTCAAGTGCAAAACCTTGGGCCTCGTGCGCCAGTGGCCGGTCAAGTGCAAAAACTTGAGGGTCCGCTGCGCCAAATTATAAGTGCAAAAGCTTGTGTGTGTCAAGACGAAATTTTTGATATTGCAGCAATTATCCAAATTTTGTATAATTATT